AGAAAAAATAATAAGATTATCGAATTGGATTAATTTCGATTTCAATACTCTATGAGGTGATAATATGAAAATAATTGACATTTTACATAGAATTGCAAGAGGAATACCGAAGGAAGGTTCTACATTCGAGAATTTTGAAGAGGCATTCATATATTTTGGAATAACAAATCAGCAGAAAATCAAGAGATATGTTTTGATGATGGAACGATTAGGTTTGATAACGAGAAAAGATGAAAAGGGAAGGGTAAGGGATAGATGGTTCAAGGGAGAAAAAATAAAATCAGAACCAACGGGCGAATTAAAGAGAGCGAGTGAACTTGTAAAAAAGAAAAAAGTTGAAAGCGAAGAAGACAAGAAGGCAGAAAGCGAAGTAGATGACTTGCTTGAAAATTTATTAATTAATTAAAGTGATGCTATGAAAAAGAAAAAAGAATTAAGCGATGTTGATTTGATGTATCTTGACAATCTAATGTCTGTAAAGATTAGAAACTTGAAGGAAGAAATGAAGAAGAATGAAGAAGAACTGAGGGATTACACTAATGTGATGTTCTTATACAATTATATATTATGTTGTTTGACTGTGCTTTTAGTATTACTAATAACAATAAAAGCATTCGCATTTCTAATACTTATAATAATATTGCTGTTATTAGTTAATATTAAAAGATCCAAACTGACGCAGAAGACACCCACCCAAACATTCTCATCGCCTCAACCTAAAAATAAAGACACCCCTTATTCTGTATATTCTGCAAAGTCGGTTTGGAAAAAAAGGGGAGTGAAATATGGAATGGTATAATGTAGGAATGGCTTTGCTAATAATAACGGGAGTGGCAAGTTTGATTTATATAATAGCAGTAAATCCATACATGAAATATTTAGATTATTTAAAGCAAGTAGAAGAGTTCGCAAAAGTAAATTGTAAAAAAATATTCAATACAGACAAATACGAAATAATTAATGAAAACACATTCACTTGCTATTCTGGAGCAAATAATTTCACAATAAATTTCAAAAAAACAGACGAAGGATTTAAAATAATAAATTTAAGGTAGGTGATGGATATGTTAAAGAGCATATACAATCTAACATTAAAAACAATTTTAGACATATTAGACAAAGATTTAGATAACAAAAACATCTCTGCAATATCTAAAAAGATAAACAGAACATACAATTCAGTATTTCAGTTAATAAGTTTCTTTAACAAACAAAACATAGTTACTTTAGAAAGGCAAGGAAGAGAAAGCATAGTTAAGTTCACACATAAAGGTTTAATACTATGCGATTTGGCAAGGCAAATAAGAAATACTCTTCAAGAAAGAAATACTCTTCAAGAAAATGGAGGGGATTAAATGTTTAAAAGAAAAAAGTTAATGGCTTTAGAAGATTTTGAAAAACTAAAAGTTTTTGGAGAACTTTATATGTCTTTAACGACGAAAATAGCAGAAATTTTAGAGACAAAGACAGACGCAGAAATAGTAGATATAGTGAAAACAGCAAAAAAAGTTAAGAAAAACAATTGTTGGTTCGCAATTTACAGAGTGAAAGAATTGATAATCTCTACGGGAGGGGAAATACTTAAAAAAAGGTTGGAAAAAGAAAAGTTCATAAAAGAAGCAACAAAAGGAATGTGATTAATATGCCATTATATTTCAATAATAGAAAGATGGAAAGATTTATAGAAGAGATAAGAAATTTAGAAAAAAAGATTAGGAACTTGGAACTTAAAAAAAGCGAAATCGTAATGCTTGGCTTGAAGACATACTTTATTAACTTAATTTCTGAAATAAAGCAAAACTATAACGAAAATTTTGAAGAATTTGTAAACGATAAAGAACTTTTAAGTGAATTTGTATGCAAGAAGAATCAATAAGGGAGTTTATAATAGGAAAAAAGAAACACAAAAAAGAAACAAGCAAATTTGCTCAACTTTTTAGGTCCTTCCTTCACAAAAGCAAATACATATGGAGAGTCAGTTATGTCAGAATGTATTATTCTAAAAGAATAGAGAAAGACACGCCATCGCCTTTTGCAGAAATTAGAATATTTGTTTTCAGAGAAAAAAAGCCGAGCAATAGATTTTTGAGAATATTTAAAAGATTAGCAAAAGAGATGTGCGATGAACTCATAGAAAGTGGGTTTTTATGGACAATTAGAGAGGCAGAAGACACAATATATTATGAAGATGATTTAAAAGAAGATGGAATTAACGCAATTTATCCAAAGACGCCGAAGGTTCAATACGAAATAAATGGGTATGAAATCGCAAAAATAGACATAGACGAAGTTAGCAAATATTTGAAAGGGTTTAAGGGAAAGACAATAACAAAATTGAAGTTTGACGAAATTTACAGATATGTTTGTTTTTACAAAACAGAAGAAGAGTTAAGAGGAGAAGAAGAGCCATATTATCGATATAATGAAACTGACATAAAGAAAGAAGAAGAAAGGTGGGCTTGATGAAAGGAAAAATAATCATATTTTTAGTAATAGTTGGTGGTCTTTTCTTCTTTTACAGATTTAACAAAGAAATTTTTAAATTGTTTTTTATATGCTTAATTACATTTTTGATGTTATATATATTATTTAAAATAATTTCAAGAGCATTTATTCAAGAACAAAAAGCAGATTATTTCGATATATTTAGTGATTGTTTATGAGAGTTACTTGCGATTTAGATACACATAACATATTTAAAGTTTTCTACTATATATTAAAAGGGAGTATAATGTTTAAAAGGTTACCTTATATGATAAGAAAGACAAAAAGAGGATTTCACTATGGTTGGAGAGGGTTAAACATAAAAGAAAAGGAAAGTTATTATTACAGATTGTTGTTAGGAGATGACTTGAATAGGGTATTATTTGATATGAGTAGCGATTTGAGATTAAAGCAAGTGCTTTTCAAAGAGAAAGAAGTTTATTACTACGAAAGGGACTTATGGGGAAATTTCGTGAGAAAGGTTAGAATTCAATAAGGAGGGATAAAATGATAACGAGAACAATACAAATAGAATTTGGGAAATTTAGAAGAGTTGGTTTGAGCAAAGAAGAAATAGACAGAGCGATGAACGAACTTTTAGAATTTAATCACAGAGAAATAGAAAGAGTTTTAAAATTTGCGAAGATCAAAAACTTGAGCGAAGACATAACAAAAGTTCTTTTAGACAAGCAACTTTTAACATGTTTTACAGCGATAACGAATGCTTTAGACGAAAAGATATTTTTAGTTAAAGAAGAACAGAAAACAGACAAAAAAAAGATAATGGAAAAATTGAAAGAAGAATTGAGCGAATTAAGGGAGCGATTATGATAATGCTAATAAGAAATAAAGACACAGATGTCTTGAAGGTAATACATAATGGAAAGTTGAAAGGATACATTCACAACTATAAATACATAACTAATAGAAGCAGAATTCACTATGTAATGAAGCATTTAAGTTTCGGAATTTCAAAAGAAATTTTTGAAGAGATAAAGAACAAAGTAAATGAAATAGTAATAATTTACACTAAAGAAGATGGAAATCAAGAAATACTAAAAAGCAAAATAGGTTTTTGGGAAACTCGTGGAATAATCGATAAACTTGGAAATTTTGAAACGCAAATATTCTTGCCTTTAAAGTTTTTCAAGAATTGGAAAAATGTTTATAATGATATAACAAAAGGTGAAAAATATGGGAGTGAGAAAGGGAGAAATAACGAACTGTGAACACAAAGAAAGAAAGCATTACGCAAAGGGAATGTGTAGAAATTGCTATATTAAATATAGATATCAAAATGACATAGAATTCAGAGAGCGAAAAAAGGAAAAGTCGAGAATAGCAGTAAAGAAATGGTATAAAAAGAAAATGGAAGAAAATCCTTCGTGGAACGCAAAAAAGCAGAAAGAATATCGCAAAAAATACCCTGAGAAATTCAATTACATTATGGCAAGGTATTACATAAAAAGATTATCTAAAGAAAAAGTTAACGAACTTTTAAAAGAATTGAATATTGTAGAAAACAAGGTTGATGGAAATAAAAAGAATAAGGAGGTGGAAAATGACGAAAGTTTACTTCGATAAAGAAAGTAACTTAAAAGCAGTATCGAGCGATTTACTACACGAACATATATGGATATGGGAAACGCAAAAAGATGGATTGGAAAGATACGCAAAAAAATTGAGTAAACTCGGCTACGATGTTAGCGAAGTGGGTGGTTTATCATACTACGATATTAGACAGAAGTTGGAGAGAGAAGCAAATAAAATATTGTATGATGGAAATGACGAATAATGCTAACATTTTAAAATGTTAGAGAGGTGATAAAATGTATGAAGGAAAAATCTATGTGTGGGGAAGGGCGAGAAGAATAAGTGATGGAACAGAAGTAGACGGAGGAGGCGAATTTAGTGCTAATGATCAGTATGTGGCTATGGAGTTCTCGAAATCTCTTCCATATGGAGTTGGAAGGGCGATAGATGGAGCAGTAAATCTATATACAGAAACATATGCAATAGACAAAGATAAGGATAAAAACAGGTGGTAAAATGTTTGGAAAGAAAAAATACGAACAAGAAGATGAGAATTCAGTAATCACTGAAGATTACAAGTATGAAGTAAAGAAAGAAAAGAACTATGTAGAAATATCAAAAAGTGTAAAGATATACGGAGAAAAGAAAGAGAATGTTGCAGAAGTGGGAAAAATCTTTTTAGGTGAGTGGTAATGTATAGTGGAAAAATATATATTCACAAGAGAATTTTGAGAGACGGAACAGAAACATTAGTAAATATTGACGCAAACGCATTCGGTTTCAGAGATGATTATTTACTTAACAATTTGCGTGGCAGAGATTTAAACTACGAAATGAACAAGATAGAAGAGGAAATCAATAAGCAAGAGTATAAATTTGAACCTAAATTCGAGTTTGAAGTTCCGAAAACAAAGTTCACAGAAACAAAATACACAAAAACTGAAGATATAGAAAAGGGATACAACAAGGAAAGCATAAGAATAACTGAAAAAATACAAGTAGACGAAGAACCAAGAAGAGCAAAGAAAAAGTTAAGCGATACGGAAGACGAAGAAGATTTGGGCAGACATTTCTTTTATAAGTGGATAAGGGAGATAATTCAGTATATAAAAAACATAAAGTTATAAGGAGGAGAAAAAATGAATGAGGAAAGCGATATAAATAAAACTATAAACGAAATGATAGCAAACAAACAAATAGGAGAGGATAACAGAGAAGCGATGAGATTTTGTCTTTTGCTATGCAGGTATGGTTGGAAAGATAAAAAAAGCATTAAAAGTATGGTTGGAGTAGACGAAAAAACATTTGAAAAATGGTGGAGAAATTTAAGAAATAATGGATATTTCGCAGACGAAGGAAGAATAGACATAGGAGATTTCAAAGATGACGATGAGTTATCATTAAACATAGTTATGATGTGTTTAGTTGCGGAAGGATATGTGATAAGAATTAACAAAGAAGATATGAAATGTGAGATTTAAGGAGGATGATTTTATGAGAGAAGAAAAATTGACAGAAGAAGTTTTAAGAAAGGAATTGAAAAGTGGTATGAGCATAGCAAAAATCAGCAAAAAATACGGCATATCTATGTGTTCAATAATTAACAGAATAAGAAAATACGGGCTTAAGCAGAACTACTACAGGGATTTAGGAAAGGAGTGGAAAAAGTTATGCAGAAATTACAACGGAAAGGGAAGGATAGTGTCTTTACCATCGAGCATACTAAAAATTTTAGGATTTGACATAACAAAAGATTTGGAAGGAAGATGGGAAATAGAAAACGGAAGGTTGTATTTAAACATCAGAGAGGTAGGTAAACAAGAAAGCAAAACAGACAGCAAAAACAGAGGCGAAGGCAGTATTGACATAGAAGTTGAGTTATAAAACCTTTACTTTTTTAATATTTTTAGGTGAAAGTATGAATGAAGAAAACAAAAAGGCAATAGCATTTTTAAGGTATGCTATGAGCAGATTAGAAGCAATACTATCTGACCCTGATGGCTTTTCAGTTTACAGAAACTCTTTCATAAGGGCTTTGAACAAGGCAGATGAATACGGATTAAATCCATACATTATTGAAAAAGCAATTAGAATATATGAAGAAATCACAGATTTTGTGAAGGAAGAACCTAAAAAGTTGAGCAAATTTGAAAAACTTTACTACAAGGTTATGGCAAAATTGTATAATGAAATGTGAAGTTCAAACAAGAAGAATTGCCATAAAACAAACCTTTAAATTTTAAAGAAAAATAATTTCTATAATCCAAATATGTTATACATTTTTCTCTGATTTCATTTAGAGTATCATTTATGCCTTTCTCGAACGCATTTCTAATCGATAAGCAGAAAATCAAAAAGCAAATTATAAGGATTATATCAGCGATATAACTAATTTTCTTTATCATAATTATTTTATGCATAATATATTATTTATAAGATTTTTTTTAGCAAACAAAACGCCTTGTTGATATGTTAAATCATAAAAATAATTGTGAATTAATAAAAGAAAGATAATTAAAAGCACATCGACAAATATGATAGCCAAATCCTTTTTCTTTTCATCTTTAATAAATTTGTTAATTAAAAATCCCATAATATTTCACTCATTTTATATACTCCAATAAATATCTGTTTCTCCACCAATACATTTCAGCATATTTGTCTGCCTTTTCCCAAGTGTCAAAAAACATAGGTTCTTTGTCCTTGCTTTCTTGAAATATTATTTTAGGTTCTTCGTTGCATTCTTCTTCCATATCTATTTCTTCTCTTGTATTGAACATTTCAAAAACAACAGGTGTTTTAAACATAAATTGCCTTAACATCATATTCGATTTTGGATAACCTCCTTTAAATACAAGAACTTTACATATTGTTTCAGTTCTGTTAAGTATAGGATAAGATGTAAAATCGAGTATTTTTCTTATTCTTTTGTCAAGAAGGTCGAGAAGTTGTGTAGTGAATATATAAACCAACTCTCTCTTTCTCGAGCGTAGAAGTATGTCAGAAACCAACTTGTTTCTTTTAGTTCCAGAAGCACGGCTGTCTATTATTGTCCACATTTCATCGAATACGCAGTATCCTTCACTCATTTGCGTCATTTGGTTAACTCCTTTTATGTAAATGTAAGGAATTTTGTATAAGTGGTAATTTGAGTATATTTTAGCCCTTTTTTTAAACCAATTAGACCAGGCAAGATAGGTTAAAGTAACTGTTTTTCCACTTCCCAATTCACCTATTATAGAGAACAGCACCATAATTATCCAACTATTTTAACTTCGCATTCATATCCCAAATCTTTAAGATATTTGTATATGCTGTCAGTTATGCTTTTAAAAAATCTTTTAGGAATTGATATGTTTCCTAATATGTTCAAAGGTATGTTGTTTTTTATTATTATCTTGTCCCCTTCTATGTAGTTTATGTTCGTTATGAATTCAGGAACAAAATCCTCTATCTTTTTTGAAATACCTAAAATTCTTGACTTTCTGCTTTTAACTGCGTTTTCTCTCGATTTTTCGTAAGTTTCTTCAGCAACCTTTAAAAATTCTTCTAACTTTTTGTTTATAAACTCGAGAGTTTGAGGTTCTTTTGAGTATTTTGGTGTAACTTCTATTATCATATCGCTTCACTTCACTTAACTTCTTCTGACATACTTCTCTTCTTGTTTTTAAGGTATTCCAATAGTGAAGAAAGCCAACTTGCGTTTTCCTTTTCTTTTTGCTTGTATTCTTCTTCGTATCCATAGAGTTCTTCTAAATTCAATACCTTGTCAATTTTACCTTCTTCCTTTTTTTCTTCAGTCATATAAATACCTCCTTATCTAAAACCTGCGAACATATCTTTCAATCCACCTCCACCCTTTCTCCTTTCTCCAACTTCTCTCAATCCTCCACTTATGAACACGAATTCTCTTCTACCAAGCCTGAACCTTGATATTCTCAAAAGAAGGAATTTCTCAGTCCAAGTGTCTATTATTTTTATTCCAAGTTTTTTTGAAAGAGAAATCAAGTAAGCAAGAATGAATATCTCGTTTGCCGTCACATCTGTTACGGTATATAGTTTGTTTCCTGTAGGATTAAGAAGTTCTATGTTTATTTTTGCTAATGCTTCTTCTAATCCAAACAAATCAATTTCTTCAGTTTTTTTAAGTTTTTCTCTCAAATCTACCATAACATCACGGCTTTGCTGTAGGTATTAAACCTGCTGAATATAATGCGTATCCGAATATGAACAGGACTATTAGAATTGCAAAAAATATTATAAATCTTCTTCCTATTGTTGTTTCAGGAGTTACATACTGCCTAAGAGATTTTAAAAATCTCATTTCAGAAGTGTCTCTAATTAATGAAGGAAGTTGAGTTTTTGAGAAGTGCTTGTCTGTTATTTCAACAGGTTCTAACTTTTTATAAATAAAATATTTAAAATTATAACCTTCTTTTTCCATCTTTTCTATGTTAGTCATAATTTGATTTATTTCAAATTCTGTAAAGTTTTCATCTTTAAGTTTATTAATCAAGTCATCTTTTTTCAAAATTTCTCTTTTCTGTTCTAACTCTAAAGGAACTAAAGATTTCCAAGAAAATATGTAAAGGTCTTGTGCAGATTTGCTAAGCAAACCATCTTTTATAACCTTTATTGGTCTTGTCCTGTCAACAAAAAAGTCGTATCTTTCATCTTTATCAATATCTAATGTAATGAAACCTGACTTAACTTGTGCTTCCATTTCTCTTCCTGAAAAATCGCTATCAAGAAGAATTGCCTTTACCTTTCTTTTCACTTCCATAATAAACCTCCTTTATTTTAAAAATGTAATCAGCAATTTTCCTTCCTTTGTCCGTGAAACACCAAACCTTTTGGTTGTTTTCATTAACTCCATTACAAGTCAAAATACCGTTAGAAAAAAGGTAATTAACAATAAAATAGTATCTAACGCTGTCGAACATATTTTGCTCACTTTTAGTTATTTTTCCTCCATTTTCTCTTATTTGCAAAATGAAATCCATTACCTTTTTTGTCAAATTAATCATATTAATAATTTTAGAATTTAATATTTAAATATTTGTATATATTTGATTTTTTTAGTATCTACATTTATAAGCAGTTCAAACAAATATTAACAAGGTGATATAATATGGCAGATATTAGAGCATACACAAAAGGATTTGTTGAAGGAATTATTGGAGTGACAATTGCAGTATACCTTATACCTGTATTGACAAGTGCTTTAGACCAAATTACAGGAATGCCTCTTCTTTCAGTTGCCTTAGTAGGAACAATAGTTTCAGCAGGAGTTCTGATGTTCATACTCACGGTATTCTTGTAAAGAAGTAAGCATAACAGAATAACAGTTGGAAAAAAAGGTAGGTTTATTTATAACCTTCCTTTTTTTTCTTTTTTAGTAAGTAATATAAATAAGCAATACAAAATAATAATATAAAATAACAAAGGTGAAGTATGGTTAAAAAATTAGTAGTGTTTACATTACTATTTCTGTTTTCGCTATTTCTTTCAATAAATTCTTCTTATTCCCTAACTTATATAGATAGTTGTTATAGTTTAACAACTGAAAATGAAACTTATGTTCTGAACCAAAGCATAGGTAATTATAATGGAAACTGTATAAATGTAAATGCAAACAACATAACATTAGATTGTAATGGTTATTCTATAGAAAACATAACAGAAGGAGCTGCTATATATTCATATGGATACTCAAATATTGTTATAGAAAATTGCATTATAAGAAATGTTACAAGTAACAGTACTTTTTCTCGTGGAATTTATATTAGATTTTCAAACAATATAGAAATTAATAATGTTGATGTAAGTTATGTTAATAATATATATAATAAAACACCTAACTTAGCTTCTGCTTTAGAACTTTTTAATTGTAATAATGTTTATGTTAACAATTTTAATGCAAGTTCAATAGACAGTTTGTATTATGATACATCTATTATAAGAATTATTGATACTAATAATACATTCTTTAATAATGTAAATTTTTCTGGTTATTTTGATAATGGTAATATATTTTATGTTCCGCCTTACAGCAATAATATTTCAATTAGTAATGTTGTTTCCGATGATTATAAATATGATGTAGATGCAGTTATTTTGTATAATTCTAATAATGTTTCCAATTCAAGTTTTAAGTATGTTAGATATGGTATTGGAAATGTTTATAACAGTTCGCTTTATAATGTAAGCATGCTTTGTAATTATGATTGCCTAGCTCTTTATGATAATAATGTAGTTAACAATTGCGTGCTTAATTCTTTAAATGGGAATTCTTTATCTGTATTAGGAAGTAATAATTTGATATATAACAATTTATTTAATGGCTCTTATTATTTTTCAGGTAGCAATTATCTTAATACTACTAAACAAGAAGGAACGAGAATTTACTCAAACGGAAACTACATAGGTGGAAACTATTGGACTAATTTAAATGGAGCAGGTTATTCAGACACTTGCACAGATGCAGATAAAGACGGATTTTGCGATGAACCATATGTTTTATATACTAATAATGTAGATTACCTTCCTTACAGCGATGAATATGTAGAACATGTGTGTGGAGATGGTATTTGCTCTGGTTCTGAAAATAGTTCAAACTGCCCACAGGATTGCTATTGTGGTGATGGAAGATGTTACAAAGAAGACGGAGAAAATTCATTAAATTGTGATGTTGATTGTGCAATTAGAGTTGATAGTTGCAAAACATTATCCATAGAAAATGAAACTTATGTTCTGAACCAAAGCATAGGTAATTATAATGGAAACTGTATAAATGTAAATGCAAACAACATAACATTAGATTGTAAAGGATATTACATAGAAAACATTACTAATGGATACGCTATATCTGTTTCAAGTCAAAAAAACAATATAGTTATTAGAAATTGCAATATAAGAAATATTAATAACACAGGTATTAGTTTGCATAATAATAATAATAATTCTGTCATTTATAATGTATCCATTAAAGATATTTATGGAAATTCGTCTTTTTCTGGTATATATGTTTATGGATTTAATAATACTATTAGAAATGTAGTTATAGATAATTTGTTTAGAAATGTATCAGGAGGTAATGTTGTTTATGGAATTAGTTTATCATCAAGTAATTCTTATGTAGAAAATGTAACTATTAATAATTTGTTTAATGGATTTTATGTATATGGCTTTTATGTTGATGGTATTAATAATTCGTTTTATAATGTCAATTTAAGTAATTTTTATAGTAATGGTAGTAGTATATATGGCTTTTATGTTGATAGTATTAATAATTCGTTTTATAATGTCAATTTAAGTAATTTTTATAGTAATGGTAGTAGTATATACGGCTTTTATATAAGAAAAAATAATAA